TTCACCAACCAATTCCCAACGCCGTATTTCAAAACATCGGTATAATATGGCGATTCAATCACGATGGGTGTTGAATTTACCAAATTGGCTGTTGACGCTGTAATTACTTCGGTTTTATCAAATACGAAATCCGCGTTTTGATATGGGGATTCATCGGCAAATGCCACCTGAATTGTACCCCAAAAATCCTTCACCGCTGAATTTCCGTTTTTCCATTTGCCCGTTCCGGAATAATTCAAAATGTTTCCGTGAACAAACATGTTCACCTCCAACCTGGTGAATCCGGCCGGCGCGGTGGTGACTGACAATTCAAATTCGGATGTAATCCAACCGCCTTTGATATCCTTTGTTGGTTGGCGATTGATTACATTGACCAATCCACCCGATACCCAATAACCGTTTGCATCCAAAACGCGCGTTGCGGATGTCGTTGGATTGACCAACCTAATATTGTAGTAAACATCGGTTGAATCTTCGGTGTACAAAACACCACCGATTGTTTCGCTTCGCTTAAATGATTTTGCCATCAACCGGATTCGGATTGGCGCATCGTCCGGCGTTGAACCGGTTGGAATATCATTGGCAACCAACGACAATGTTGATGTCGTTAAATTTGGATATGTCCGTGATGCGATTGCAAGGTTTTGGCGGTGGGTGTTCACCGTTACACTTTGCGCGGCTGGCTGATAGTACAAAGACGGTTTTGCCATCCACAATGGTCGAACATCGTTGCCAATGGTTTGACGGTGCGAATAGGTTGCCGTTCCTATATATTGGCCGGTGTACGAATATTGGCGCAAATTGATTGTGGTTGTATTATCGTACGCGTTGAATGGGATAACATAGTACGCCCCGCGTTCGTGCGTTAAACGCGCCCCAAACATCAACAACACATTTTCCAACGCTTGTTTGCAATCAATATAGTTGGGTTCAACTTGCCATCCATATGAATCAAACACCTTCACATCCGTGAACGGATCAAAATCCTGCAAAAAGGTGTATTCATCGATTTTGTACATGTCAAAACCCAAACGCAATGCGCTTGCCTCTCTCAATAATGTTCCATCAAATAAATACGCCTGATTTGTTCCATTAACAACCCAATATTCCGACAAATCAAATGATTCCAAACAACGGCGGAACAATTGGGAAATTGTGATTTTGCCATCGGTGAACCATGATGATTTGACATTGAATCCCGACATCAATTCAAGGCCATCCACGGCCACCAAATCAATGATGGGTTTGGATTCTATGGATTCGCGTAAACGCGTCATTTGGTCGGCCAATACGCGTCCAACATATATCAATGAATCATCGCGATAAACCAACATAGCCCATGCGGTTTCGGCTTTTGTTTGAATGCCGATGAAATCATCCATGATGGTTTGGGTTGGAATCACCCAATTCGCAATGGCCCGTGATTGCCTCACAAAATTTTGATACACCGAATCGCCTTCACTTTCGCGTTGAATGCTTACACCTTCGCCGGCCAATGTCAATTCGGTTGTTGAATTTAGGGCATTCAGTTTTTCCAACAAACATGATTGGCCTTCTTGATACCCACCGGATGATTGAACGCGCGCATTGTATAAACGCGAAACAATTTCGGGTGTTGTTCCGGTCGGATCATCCCATAATTCAACACGGTATTCAACATTTGTAATTGAAATAAACGAACCTTTGTAAATCCTTGCCATTATCCGCGTTTCGTGTCTTTATTATACCTATCCAAAACAATTGCCAAATCTCGGCCCTGAATTGTTGTGCTTGCAACAAACCCCGATGTTTGGTCGGGCTTCATCAATGTTTTCAATTTATCCAATGGGGCGATGACCTCCGGATTTGACCGCGCACCTGGATATTCCCCCATCAATCCCAATGTTGGCCCGCTTACGATACCACCATCGGCAAACGCCGGAACGCCCGGCCCTTTTTTGATTTGACTTGAAACGGCCGTACCCAATGCCACCATCGCGACACCGGCAACAACCGCCGCCGCGGGATTCAAAAACGCCGCTTTGAATTTTTCAACGCTGATACCATAGGCAATCAACATTTTACCGACTGTTTTGATAAATGACCCCAAAGAACCAACAACACTTTGAATGAATCCTTCAATGCCATTGCCTTGACCGGCCAACGCCATTCCCAATGTTTCGCCCAATGATATTGCAATTTCTTCGCCCAATTGTTCAACCGCTTGGGACATATTCATGATTAATTTGTCAAAATCCTGAACGATTTGCGAATAGGACTTCGGATCAATTTTCACTTGCACCAATATCGGCGGGATGGCCGTGCCGGCAATCAAATTTGCGCCGGTTAATTCTTTGGATTTTTCAATTTCGGTTTTGCGTTTTTCTTGAAACGCTTTATTCATTTTAATCAACTGCGCTTCGGCTTCCAATTCCCCTTTATAGCGGTCATTTATTGCCTTTATCGCATCGTCAAATTCTTTTTTTAGAATTTCCTTTTTCTTTTCGCGCCTTTTGTCTGCCTGGGCAATTTGAAATTCCGTTTGCTTTTCTTCAATCGAACTTTCAATTGCACTTATGTCGCGTTTAATTTGTAAATATTGCGCCGAATATTGGTCATATGCCGACAAACTTGCCGTCAAATTATCCTTGCGTTTTTTCAGGAAATTGATTTCAATTTGCGACAATTCCGCCTCACTTGCGCCACGCAATTTGGCGCGATTCAATTCCTTTTGCAATAATTCATCGGCAATGCCCGACATTGTTTCGGACATCTTTTTCGATGATTCCGCCGATTTTTTGTATTTTTCGGTGAATGTTTCAACGCTTTTTGTGGCTTCTTTTGTTTTGTTTGAAACACCACCAAATGCGGATGCAATCAAACCAATGGCAACCAATATTGCGCCCGCTCCGGTTGCTACCAATGCCGCGGCATATGCTCGCGCGGCGACTGTGGCCTGACCCATCACATATGTTTGAATCCTCACCGCTGCCGTTTGCAAACCAACCATGAATGCGCTTTCCGCTTGCAATGCATTTTGAACCGCTTGCAATCCGTTTACCAACGCCAATGCACCTTGCAATTGAACCATTGTTTTTTGCAAATCTTTGGATTCAATTCCCAACACGGCCGTTGCTCCTTCGACCGCGCTGAACGCTCCGGCCAATCCCTGAATCCCACCAACAACGGCATCCAAACGGCGTGTGTCACTTGCAAAATATTTCACCTCGGCGCGCATGTCGCCAACCGCATCCTGAATTTTACCCGCTTCGCGGATCACATCATTTGCAAATTCTTGAAATTCCGGGCCTAATGCTCGCGCCGTCATTGCAATTTGTTGCATTTGACGAACGGTGGCCATTGATGGTTTTGCGCTTGCCAATCGTGCGAATTGGTCTTGCATCCCCTTAATTGCCTCCCCGGTTGCGCCGGACATGTCTTTTCCGGCTTTTTGGGTTGCAACGACCGCCGCATCCAAACCCTTTTTCAGGTTTTGAATATCCGCGCCAATGACAATGTTTAACGATTGACTTTTTGCCATTATCTATTGTAATTTATTATATAGTCGGCCGCAATGTGATAAATGCCTTCAAATCCGGCATAATCTTCGGTCAAATGCGCTTCGCCGTCATAATATATTGTTTGAACCGTTACGGAATTGAAAACGCCCGGTGTTGAAACTTCCAACGCTGAACGAACAAGGTCGGCAACTTGCACCGCCGATTGATATGTCGTTCCAAATGAATTGATTTGAATCCTTGCGAAATCCGATTCCGATGGCCCTGATTTTGATGGGTGCGGAATAAGTGAAACAACCTGGTAACTGATTGCCGGGAATGCACTTTCTTGAGGAATGCGCAATGGATTGATTCGGGTTGAAACAACCGCCGTCAATGCCGAATTGTTTGACAAAATGTTATAAATGGCGTTTATTGCTTTCATGCTTCGGCGATGGGTGTCAACTTCGCAAATATATCCGCGTGACGCGTAACCTTTGCAACAATATCATCATGGTCGGATTTTTCCCACGGGAATTTCATCAATTTTTGTGGGCTAATTGGTTTTTTCAAATGTGGTGAAATCATGGTCGCGGCCATCCATCGCGTCAATTCCCATTGATTTTGAAATTGCTGATGTTGGGCATTGCGCATGCCTTCCAATCGCAATCGCCAATATTTTGGGGTGCATTTGTTGAAATCGTGTTCCAACATGCCCATTTCACCAAACGCAATGCGTTCAATTGTTTGCCATGTTAACGCCGGGCCATCGTTTTTGGCATTTACTTTTTTTCGCCTGATTCCTCGGTTTCAAAAAAATCCGTGATGGATTTTGTGAACCCATTCAATGCCGGCATCAATTCGGTGTATTTTGTGATTTTGCGTGCAATTTCAATTTCGTCTTTGAACGGCATTGTTTCGCCTTTTGATTCGTAACCTTCGTACATTCCGTAAAATGCGCATGTCACCGACAAATCCAATGATTTTGCAATGTTCAAATGCTTTTGCAAATCTTCGAATGATTCCATTCCAATGTGCGCCATCACATTGCGCAACGAATTCATGTTAAAAATAAGGGGGTGCTGAACACCCCCGATTGTAATCGTGTTCATGTTGCGAATATACGCAACAATTTCAAAATTAGATTGTTCCAACGGTCAATGCGCCCGTTCCCTGGATGCTTGCGGTAAATGTCGCAACATCATTTTGTGGGGCGGTCAAATTCAAATCGTTGAAAAATGCTGATCCGCTCAATTTCAAATCGCCGGAAACATTTGATGTCATCACGATTGTCACCGCCGTACCGGCCAACAAATCAGTGATGATTTCTTTCCAACTGATACCCGCGCCAACTGATGCATCTTCTTCGAACATGCCTTCAACGCTCATTGTGTACCCGTATTCGCCCGCAATGTATTCTTTTGCTCCGGCTGAATCTTTGTTGGTGGTTTCAATCATGTCTTTGGTGATTGAAAAATCGTTTGATGTCGCGTTTGCGATTTTTGTCAATGTGCCGCTCACATCTTTGTAGATTGCGATGAGCGTTCCGTTGGTAATTCCTGAACTTGCCATGATATTATTTTTTTATATTATTTCGTTTGGATATTGTATTTTTTTGCCAATTCAACAATGTTTTTTCGAATGTTTTCATTTATGTTTTCGGCAATTTTTGTTTTGTGCATGTCAAATGCCGGACGCATAAATGGTCGGGCCTGAACCTCGCCACGATATGCGCCTTTTTTTGTGAAACGCGGTGATGTTCCAAATTCAATCCAAATGGCTTTGTATGCGTTTTCCATTTCAACGCGTGGCGCAATCAAAACCGTGTATTTGTATCGCGCATCATTTTTTGAAACAAACCCAATTGAATTTCGAATGTCACCATTTCCCATTGGGGCAAGTGATTTGGCCGTGTCAATAATTGGTTGCGCTTCTTTGCGAATATCCGCGCGCAATTTTTCCGTGTCCAATTGAACACCGATTTGCTCCAATGCGTTAATTGTTTCCGCCAAACCTTGCAAATGTTTCATTGTGTCAACTCGGTTTGAATTTTCAAATACATCCGGCGTTCCAAATCCGCAATGTTGATGATATTGAAATATTTGTTTTCCCAAACAATGCGCATTTTTGTGTTGATTCCACTATCATAACGCAATGTGAATGTCACGGTTTGTTTGTGTTCACGGCGATCCGCATCAACGGTTTCCGAACCTGATTCACCTTCTTGAATCCTGGCCCACGGCGTTGAATATGTTGACCATGATTGCAACTTTTCCCCGGTGTTTGAATCCGTGGTCATGGTGTATTGTTCCACCGTCACCAATTCATCCATTAATCCGGCATTCATGATATGACGCTTATTTTGTACGGATCTAACAAATATTGGAAACCAAAATTGATTGCATGGTTTTGAACACCAACCGTGATGGCCATGCGATTGTCATAATATTGACCAATCAACAACAATGCCGCGTGTTTAATCGATGCCGGGAATAATGTATCCGGATTCACGCCCGTTGCGCTTGTTAATTCAAAACCTTCGGTGATTTCAACGATGTATTTGATGACATCATCCGTGATGGATGTTGGCGCGGTTTCGACAAAAATATTGCGTGAAAACAAACCCATTGGATTTGGGGCGGTTATCCATGCCGATGAATCAAATGCGGTGATTGTCTGCGAATCATTCACATATGACACGGAATTGACCGCCAACACGCGCGAATTGATGCGAAAATAGTTGCCGGATGGAATGTTCAACCCGTTTACGGGGTTAATCAATGCCGGTGCGCCGGTAAACCCATCAAATCCATATTTGGCCGTCCCTTTTCTTACTGAATAGCCCAAATATTGACCGCATGCATCCAACGCCATTGCAATCAAACCCGCAATGTATGTGTCATCGGATGATGATGTCACGCGCAAATGCGTTTTGGCATCTGCGACCGACAAATAATCGGTTGCGGCGTGTGAAAATGCGGTGTAATTGCGTGCAACAAACATGGCGTTATTCTGAATCTAACTCGGTTTCGGGGTTAATTGGCTTTTTCTTTGCCTTTGGTTTTTCAATTACTTCATCAACAACCAATTCAACCGCCTCGGCCTCCAACAACAATTCCGCTTGTTTGGATTCCATTTCAACGATTTCACCGATGTTGTACGACAAATTGAATTTGCCGGTTGGGTTAATCAAAAATTTCACTTTCATGGCCGGTGGGCAATACAGTCAAGTTCACCCACCGCGTTTGGAACTTTAATGCCCCCAAACGGGCAAAATATTACGCAACGATGTCTTTACAAACAGCGAATGCAGTTGGTTGCAACAAATTGCAATCCAAATAGGCGTTCAACACAACATTGGTCAAACCGGCGGTTGCACCGCTATATGGATCAACAGTCAATTCCATACCACCCCAAGATGCTACGGCCATTTTGCTGAAATCTCCAAAAATCATGGCTGACAATGTAGATGATGTACCCTTTGACAAATTTGATGGAACTAAAGTTGATGTGGCAACGGGGTATCCGTTCAATTCAGCACCACCGGCGGGCCAAATGAAATTGCCTTCAACACCTGATGCCTGACGGGGAATTGTTTGCAATGCTGCCTTCACCTTTGGGTTGGTCAAATATGCAACACCTTCACCGTTTGCGTTTTCAACGGCTTTCATCAAATTCACAACATCGGCCCAAACGGGTGCGATACCGTTGGCGTTTGTGCTATTTGAACTTGCACCACCGGCAAAAGTTACATTCACATTTGAATTGGCGATGATACCGGTTGGTTCGTTTGATCCACCACCTTTGATTGCAGCGGTTTCCAATGACTGTGCCATTGCGTTCAACAACCAATTGCGTACATAGGTATCAATTGAATTGCTTGATTGCAACATCAACTGATTTGATACCTGGATGTATGCGGCCAAACGCTTGGGGCTGAAAGTGATTTTGCTGAATGCGGGTGACTTTTCGGTCGCGCTTCCGTTTTCAGTATTCCAACCGGCTGATGGCACAGTTGATGCGGTTGGCATGTCAAGGTTTCCAACCAATCCGCTCAATTGCTGAACGCCCAAACCACGCAAAACAGTTTTTGGCAACAACACATCGATGATTGAACCAACATTCGTTTGAACATTGACACCACCTTCACTTCCAGATGTTCCACCGGTCACGCTCATGTCGCGTTTGAAAACCTCGGATGGAACTTTCATTGAATGCGCGCTTACGCTTACACCTGAACGCTGAAATTCAGCGGCTGCCATTTGGTTGAATTCCGCTTCAACACCATCGCGACGGCCGGTGATTGCCATTTCCATTGCGCGTTTGAAAGAATATTGTTCTTTCATGGCTTCTTTTTCCTTTTCTTCGCTACGGCTTACACTGTGGCCGGCGGCTTGGGCTGCAAGGTTTTGCAACTTTTCAAGGGTTTCAACCTCGGCTTTGATAGCACCTAAACGGGCTTCGATTTCGCTCAAACGGTTGGTTTCGCTTTCTGCCATTGAACGGGCTTCTTTTTCAATGGTGGTTTGCAACGCTGACAATTCGCCGAGCAAACGGCCGCGTTCTTCTTTTAATGCTTTAATTTTATTCATGATATTGTTTTGTTTTTATAGGTTTTTGTATCTCAATAATGCAACTTTCAAAATGTCCGCATCAATTTGTGATTGTTCGGCGGCTTTAATTTGAAATTCTTCATCGCGCATTTTGATGATTGAACGCGCATCGGCTTCGGTTTCTGAATATGCCGGATAAGTAACGGGCGACACATCAAACAATTCATCAATCATTGTGATTGTGCGTTTGCCCATTGTTCCGTATTTGTTGGAATCCGTCCATGTTTGTTCCTTGATGGTGAACGCGAATGATGATTGCGTAATGTCACCACGCATGATTGAACGAACCACCGACATGTGCGTTGGGTTTTCATAATCCGGGATCCATGTGTATTCCAAATTTCCATCGGCATTGACAAACACATTGCATGTGTCGGCCTTTGTACGGCCCAAAATCAATTCGGCTTCATGATTAAACAAACAACGGATGTCATATTCACGCGATAATGCGTAATCAAATGCACCTGGGGTGATGACTTCTTCAAAATAGCCCAAATCGGTGACGCTATTCACAACGGCCGCGATGCCTCCGATTTCCTTTGGCATTCCATCGCCAATGGCGCGTGCGTGAACTGTTCCGGTGATGGTTCTGCGTTCTTGTTTCATGTTAAATGACTTCTGTATTATTGACTCCGTTTGGGTTGTTGTTTTTGTCTGCGCTTGCCATCAATTGTTCAATTTTGGCATCCATGTATGCGTCAATTTTTGATGACGGCATCAAATTGGTTTCAATCAAATATTCGTCGCCACCTTCAAATCCGTTTGCATCTTCAAATTCGCGGGCCTCGTTTCTGCTCAACCATCCACCGCGGATGCCTTTATTGTAAAAATCCGCGCGGTCGTTTGCTGATGCACGCAACAATGAATTGAAATTGAATCTAAAGTAATGCGTCATTTTGTCGACTTCGGTCAACAACTTACGCGCCAATTCTTGTTCCATGTTGATTGCATAGGCCATCAATGTTCTCATGTAAAAATCCTGGTATTCTTGTTCAACGCTCGATTTGATGCCTTCTTTTGCGCCAATCATTGATGCGGGAACACCAAAGATGCGGGCGATTTCCTCGGCATCGAATTTCCTTGTTTCCAAATATTGCGCCTCCTCGGGTGACAATGACAATCGTTCCATCTTCACGCCGTTTGGCAAAACCGCGGATCGTGCCGCGCCATCAATCACATCATCCAATCCCTTTTTCAATGGCCCGGCTTGCTCGGGTTTGATTTGGGAATCCGATGTCAACAAAAATTTCAACACGCCATTTTTGAACACGCCGGCATTGCCTGAAATCGCAGCCAAATCAATGCCCAATGTTTCCGCATGCAAAACAATTGGTGAAACGCCAACCAATGGATTGTCAAGACATTGCCCTTTGAAATGCAACATGTCCATCGCCGGAATCATTCCCGGAAATCCTTTTGCCGAACATTGATAAAACAGTTGGCCATCTTGCATCACCGGTGTAATGTAATCAGGACAAATCGGATGTAACGCGATGGCCAAATATCTTGCATCACGATTGATGAACGCATATGCATTCCCACGCAACGCCAAATCCGATGCCATGTATTTCACGAAATCAAATTTTGTTTGATAGGGGTTAGGTTCGTTCAAAACCGGGGTTGTGTAATGCACCATTTTTGTTTCACGCGTTTTGCCATCGTCATAATACAACTTTAATGACAAACCCGCGATGCCATCTGCAATCACTCGAACACATGCGTGAACGCTCGCAATACTCAATGCCGTGCGTGGGTTTACTGCCTGGCCTGATTTTGTTTGATAGCCAAACACGGAATTCAAAGAATTGACCAACCATTCCGTCGGGTATGCCAACGATGACCGTTTTTCAACGCCTTTTCCTTGAAACAATCTTTTTATGCTAAACTGCATGGGGCGAATTTATTATTTTGATATTTAACATTTGCAACATTCAACGATTGGTTTTCAACCAACGCGACAAAATTGACCGGAAAACGGTGTAAGAACTGAAACGCGGCCGGTCAAAAACGGCTTTGTGTCTTTCTTCGATTGATTCGTAACATTCTTTATACGACTTGTAATTTGGCAATTCACGATAGTATTCATTCATGAATTCATCAATATATGTCAACCATGCATCGGATTTCATTATCTTTCAATTTTTTACAAAGTTACAAACCAAAATTCATTGTTGTTTTCTTTTGATGCTGATTGCATCGCCGTTCCTAATGCCATAACGATTGACACCGGGCCATCCACTTTGTCGCCTGATTTGCCTTTGTCGATTTTAATGTTTCCGGCCGGATCGGTGCGCAACAAAATGTTTGACATCATCCAACGCGTGACCGGATTGCCCGCGTGACGCAATTTCCCATCCTTGACCAATCGTTCCAATTCCTTTGTCGGGGTTGACATGCTAACAAAACCTTGACCAAACGGAAACATTGTTAAACCTTCGTTTTGCAACTCAATGACCAATTGCGATGCGTTAAATCTATCAAATGCGATGTCCTTAATGTCGTATTTTGTGGCAAGTTCACAAATTTTTGCTTTAATGAATGAATAATCGGTGACATTCCCTTCAGTTGCAATGATATGACCTTTGGCAACCCATTCGCGGATCGCTTGCCCGGCGGCATCATTTCGTTTCTTGACTGATTCCTCCGGCAAAAAATACCATGTGCGAATGGAATGCGTTTGCGGGAAAAATAAAGTGAACGCACAAAAATCCCCCGTCGATGCCAAATCCAATCCGCCGAAACAATATTCACCATCCAAATCGTCATCCGCGTCGCATTGTTTCCAAACATTGTCGGCAATCCATGTTTGTTCCGTATCCGTCCAAACATTTAACAACTTTGTTTTGAATTCCACTTCTTTGGATGTGTATTCTTTTGCCTCGGTCAACGCTTGTTGCAATTTCCTGGGATAAACTGAAACGCCCCAATTCGGATTCGCTTTGGCCCATACTTTTTCATCCATCCAATCATCGCCATCGTCCAATGTGTAAATCACGGAAAACAACGCGTCATCCTTTATCGCACCGGTTAAAACATTCGTGCAA